AACGCAATCCACGATGCGCCAGTCAAGCCTGTCCCAATCAGGACAGCAGTCGTTCCTACCTCTGTGACTTTGGCGATCATCTGTGCGGCCATTATTCCCCTTCAGGAGCCACGCTCGGCTCTGTTTGTGTGACGGTTGATGGTCCGACGAAGATGGTGTTGCCGCCAGTTGGCGCGTGAACATAGAGCCACGACGCTCCGACCTTGCCTGTGGCAATGACCGTAGCCGAGGTTCCAACCGTGACAACCGATCCGTTCAGGCTCACTCGTCTTCCTTTCGCTCACGCCTCTGGAGCGGCTCCCGCTTCAGGGTGGCTGTATTGCCCCACCTTACGATCAAGGCACGCTCTACGGGGCTGGGAGGTGCCTCTGCGTTGATTCTAGCGGCACCCCTGCGGCGTGCCAGTTGCTTCAAGACCTTCAGCAGATTCATACCCCTCCTAACTAAACAGGGGGCCGAGCCGAAGCCCGACCCCCTGCTGTTCAAGTGCTAAGCCCTAAGGATTAGGCAGACTTGAGGAACTTGACCGCATCCGCCTGGACGAGATCAGTTGCGCCACGGATGGTGCACTTGTACGAGATCAGGTCCGTATCCCACGCGAACTCGCGGGAAGACTCGATCTGAACGCCACCAACGATCACAGTCGCAATGCTAGAAAGGTCCCCGAAGAGGATGCCCTTCACGCCAGTTGCGAAGTTCGCGATGCCGCCGCTCGTGTAGACAGGCTTGCCAAGGAGACGATCAACGCCACCCTGTCCGCCTGGCTGGAAGATTGGCAACGACGAGGACGTGATGCCAAGGATCGTTCCAAGGTTCGCGTCGCTCGTGAGGAAGCCCGCCTTCGGAGCATTTCGGTACTGCTGCTTCACTGAATACTGGAGCGATACCAGTTCAGCGTAGGTTGGGATGAAGGTACCAGCGGTACCAGCGGTCCCTGCTGCGGCGCAAATCGCGGTGCCTGCAACGGCGCCGTGCTTGACTGCAACTTCTGCACCCATCTTGTCAGCGATCATCGCTGAAAGATCGAATGCCGCGTCGTTCACCAACTCATTGGTGACCTGAAGGATGATGCCGTACTTCACTGGGGTCAGTGAAAGCGCGGACAGCGTTCCGTCAGACTCGGTGATCTGTGCGGCTTCAGCAAATGAACCCGCGGTTCCAAGAGCCGTGACTCGTGGGAACTGAAGGTTGTTGCCTGTGCTCACGTTGTAAACCGAGACAACTTCTGGGTTGAGGTAAGGGTTCACCTGACCAGCAACAACCGACACGCGGCTGAAGATGTCTACTGGGTTTCCGAGGCCTGTGCCGCGGGTGACATCGCGCTTCTCAAAGGTCTTGGACCCGCCATTGCGAGCAAGTTCTCGGAGTTCTGCGTTGTCGTCGCGGTCAGCCTTCGGAGCGATCACAGCAGCGAACTCGGCACGGGCTGCATCAGCCTGTGAACGAGCCTCTGTTGCGGCCTTCTCCGAACGGATTGCCTCAGCAATCGTGCCAGCCTCTGCGACGAGACCGTCAAACTGCTGCTTGGCGTCGCCTTCTAGGACTCCACCCTTCTCGGCGAGGTCCGTGACAATCGCCTGAGCCTGCGTGAGCAGGTTCGCGCGCTTGTCGGCAAGATTGTCGTATGCCATTTCTAACTCCTTTGCGTCACTTGGACGCCTTCTATTTCCTGTCTTGATTATTCCGACTCACTAGCGGGAGGACCTGATCGCGGGCTTGCCTACATCGGGCAGCGGGGCGGGGTCTCGTGGCTTTAGAGTTCCTGATCTAGCAGGCGCTTGGTCTGCAACATCGCCAGAGCGACGGTCGGATCAACTCCAACCTGCTTTGGCGCGAGGCGCTCGCGCACCTGCTCGATCACCTGAAGATCATCTTCGGTCAGCGGATTCGCTGACTTGATGTTCTCCAGCGTATTCATTAGGCGGTCGCCGTCTACGCCGATCTTGTCAGCGGACACCTTGCGAACAGCCGTGAGACCAATCGTTGCTGGGTAAGCAGGAGTCTGTCCAGCGGACAGAACGCTCACCTCAAACAAGTTGATTTCGTTGAGTGTGCGAACAGCCTCTTCCCAGACATCGCCGTTCTTTGGGATGGAGAACCCGAAGGACATCCCCATCGATTGAGCCTCGTGCGTCAGTTTGCTGATCACGCTGGCGGCATCTGGATCGGCTGGGTCCAACTTCGCCTCAACCTTCAAGCCGCGTGCATCCTCGGTCAGTGTCAGGCGGCCGCTCGCGGTTGTGGCGAGTGCGCGTGTCTCGTCGTGACCAAAGAGGAAGGAGATCATCTTCTTGCCATCGGCAACACGCTTCAGCGTTCGGCTGAAGGCGTTCGGCGCGATGACTTCGGTGAACTGCATTCCGTCGGATGGCGTGTTGAACAGCGCGGCGTAGCCAGTAAAGGTCTTCTGCCCATCCTCGCCCTCGGTGACGGTGAAGTCGCCCATTGGAAGTGCGCGAGTCTCAAGTTCCTTCAAGTCAATGATCTCCCTGTCTTCAAGCGCGGCAACAATGCCTTCTGCCCATCGTACAACGCGGTCAGCGCCGTCTGGTTGTGTGGGATCCACACCCCAGAGGAGAGCGGCCACGGCGCCTGGTCCTGGGTAGTTCTCATCGGATTCGTCGCTGTTCTGCGGTACGCCTTCCCAGTCCACGCGGTGTCGCGCGATCCAGGCGATCATCCGTCGCGCCTTCTCGTCGCTGACGCTGCCGCCAGCAAGGTCGCGTGCGTCGCTGATGGTCTGCTCGACCAGTCCATCGCCGCCGAGTCCGTCAGCGTAGTAGCCAAGCCCCTTCTCGGCTGCGCTCTGAATGTAGGAGGGAACATCAACCTGCGCGCGGATGTCGTCGTCTTCTTCGGTCTCATTGGCAAGCACCTGCTCTGCCGTGTATGCCGTGATGCCCATCCCTTCGGCGTTGCTGCGAGCCTCGGCTGAGTCGTCCACGACATAGCCGATCTCATCCAGCCCGAACTCATCCACAATCTTGGCGTACTTGTATGCCTTGAACGCCTCGACCACATCGGGTCCAGGCGTCTCGCTGAAGTCGTTGAGATAGATGCGGTCGTATGGGACCTCGTTCTCCTTGAGCCACGCCTCGGTCTCTTCAAGGCGGCTGATCGCACGGCCACTCACGATGAAGATGCGAACGCCTTCGTCCTGAACATCGCTCTTGATGTAGTCAATCAAGTCCTGGCGCGGGATGTCGCCGCTCGTCGTGAGCGTGCCGTCAATGTCGTAGATCTCAATCACGGCTGTGGCTCCTGACCAACGACGCCGATGTTGAGTGGCTTCCAGTATTCGTCGCCTGCTGGTCCGATTGGCGAGCGGTCCTCAAGTGCACGAACTTCGTTCAGGCTCAGGAAGCCGTTGTTCAGCGCGGTGCTGTAGGAGTTGTATCGCTCCTGCGTTGTGGCGCGGAGCAGTCCGTCCAGCGTGAACTTCAGGAAGGTCTGCTGGCTGCCTGGCACGAGTCGCTGGAAGCCAGCCTCTAGCCTAGAAATCAAAGGACCTAGTCCCAGCCGCAACCACTCAATGCCAATAACTTCCACAGATGAGAAACTTGTGTTGCCCCCAGGGTACTGAAGCATATGGAGTGGGATGCCGTAGAGCCGCGCGATGGACTCCACGCTGTAGTGCATCGTCTCAACCAACTGCAAGTCGGACACCTTCGCGCCGAGTTGCTGGAAGTCTGCGCCACCTGTCAGAACGGCGACCCTAAAGGCGTTCTTGACGCCACCATTCCGTCGTGCGAATCCGTTGCGAAGTGCGTCTGCCTGATCCTGTGTCAGTTCGCCTGGGACCTTGACGACGCCGCCAACGCTTGCGTTGTTCTCGTAGAACTTGGCGCTGAAGAGTTGCGTTGCGGCCGCAAGTCCGAGCGTCACCTTGTGATGCTCGATTGGCGACAAGCCGCGAAGCGACTCCCCAGTGCCGAACAGCGTGATGTGGACGATGGAGTCTGCGCCGAGAACAGTGACGCCGTTGGTGGTCTTGATGTGGTACTCAGGCTCGCCCATCGCGTTCTGGAAGACATCCACCTTCTCAGGATCAAGCACGCGAGTCTCCACCACATCGCCGTTGCGATTCGTCAGGAAGAGAATGAATGCGTTGCCGTCTAGCAGCAGGCTGCTGACGACGCGATGCTTGAAGTCAAAGGATGTGAAGTTTGGGTTCGCTGGTAGTGGGGTGTCCATCCAACTTGGGCGTGGTCGGTATGGTCGTCGGGTGCCGTCAATGCGGATGTAGGTGTCCCACGGCAGTGCCGCTACCGTATCGGCGTACAACTTGACGGCCGCGTATACGGCTCCGATGCTTGTCGCGTTCTCTTGATTGACTGAGACGCCTGCGGCTGATTCAGTCTCGCCTGTGAACCATCGTCCTCCGATAGTTCGCTCCTCGGATTGCTGGCGCCCTAGAAGGCGATCAAGGATTCCCATTTGTCTCCTTACAGTTCAATCCACTTCACCTCAGCGCGCGGCTTTGGCGCCAGTGCGTTCCCAAGTGTACCCGCTCGGCTGTGTGCCATAAGGCTGGCCACTAAGAGGTCTATGCGCTTCAATGACGTTTTGCTCTCTTTGCGAATCATAAGCCCATTACGGCTGTAATACGGCGTGGCATTTGCGGCGTGTCTGGCAAGGCTGGGGTCGCCGTTGTGCTTCACGCGCCCATTGACCACGGCGTCGTAGAAGGCGGCAGTCGCTGGCACCATTCGGCTCGGTGTCTGCGGGAACTCGACCACCGGCAAGCCGATCTGCTGCCACGCCTCCATTGACCGCTGCCAGCGGAATGGGTCGCAGACAATCTCTCGGACGGTGTGCGTCTGGCAGATCTCTAGCATCCTGGCTTCCACCTCCTCCACAGGCACGCGCCAGTTGAGTTCCGCATCGAGCGGTCGCTCCCAGTGTCCTAGCACGAAGAACGCCTTGTCAGCAACGCGACAGGCGACGATGGCAGTGGAGTCGTTGCTGAACGAGCCGTCAAAGCCCAGCACCACTTCGTCCTCCTTGTTGAGTGCGATCTGGTCATCCTTGCAGGCGTCCCAAGTCCCAGTAGGCAGGAAGGCTTGCGAACTGCTGACCCACTGGTTGAGGCGCTTGGTTCTGAACTCCTGCTCAGGCGTGCGCTTCTTGGCGCTCTGCAAGTCCTCAATGCTCAGGATGGCTGGATCAGAGAGCAGCCCTGGGTTCGCCTCACTCCACTTCGTCTCGTCGCCGTAGGCGTCGTCAGCGGCTTCCCACCACGCCATCCCCAGCGTCGTGTCGTCGTTCTCTCCAGAGATGCGGCGACGCGCCAGTTGGTAAAGCGTGTAGGCGATGGAGTCGCCGCCTGTGGAGTCCACTCGTGGTCCAGCCGTGGTGATCGCCACAAAGAGCGGCGAGCGCCTAGCGCCCATTGAGAGGCTGAGAACATCAAAGAGTTCACGAGACGGCCACGCCGCCAACTCATCCGCGATGACCAGTGAGGCGCTCAAGCCCTCCTTCGTGAACGCTTCAGAACTCAACGCTTTGTAGACGGTGCCAGTTCCCTTGAACTCCATCGCGTCGCGGTAGACCTTGATCTGTGTGCCCAGTTCTGCACTCATCTCAACGGCTCGCCTGGCGTGGCTCATCACCAACTTGGCTTGGTCTCGATCAGCGGCTGCTGAGTAGATCTCGCCGCCTCGGTCGCCGTAGAGTCCGAAGAAGAGCGGCAAGGTTGAGGCAAGCGCGGTCTTGCCGTTCTTGCGTGCGATGCCAGTCAGGAAGAAGCGGTGCGTGAAGGTGTCGTCCTCACGGCGAGCGAGCATCCTGCGTAGGAGGTTGCGCTGCCACTCCCTGAAGACGATGGGTTCGCCAGAGGCGCCAGCGATGGAGTCTTTGGCGATGGGTACCAGTTCCTCTGCGAAGTCCGAGACGATATCGCCCAGGCTGCGCTTCAGGTCAGCAGGGGCGACAGGGGTCAGCCAGCGCGGTGGCCAGCCTTCGCCGCGAGGCGTTCGCGGTACTTGTCCACCTTGCTCTGGCTTTCCACCATTGCGATCCCCAGTTTCGCTCGGTCCGCTGGCGTCAATCCGAGATGATTCATCCACTTTCTGATGCTCTCCTCTGTGCTGTGCCTCATCCCCATAGCAGG